GTTGCTGTTCTTGTTGCTGCGCGGGCTGCGCCTGTTGCTGCGCGGCCCATGCCGCACGCTGCTGATTAGCCGCGTCAATCTGCCCCTGCTCGTAGGTCAACGAGGCAAGACGCTGTTGCGCTTCAGTTTCCGTATCTATATCGCCCTCTTCACGGGCTTTGCGAATGATCTGCTTTAGCGCCACGACTTGCGTTTCAATACGGCCCTTGGCCTCGACCAATCGGTCCTCGTCAGTCTTCAAGTACCGCTGCTCAAGCTCTTGCGCGCGGCTTTGGACCTGCTTGGCGTACTCTAAAGCCGCCTGCTCGCGACGTTGCGTCTCGCGTAGACGAGCGGTTAGCTTATCGATGCGCTTTTTAACGTTATCGCTGTACTGATCCAGCTCACGTTCCTGACCCGAAGCTGCCGGTTTCTCCTCGACAGTCTCCTCTACCAGCTCGGCCTTGCCCTCCTCGTCAACCTGCACGGTTGCGGGCTGCTCCTCCTCGCCTACCTTGTATTCCAATTGATCATCCGTCATTTGAACTCTCCGTTACCACATGTGAAGGACGTCTTCCGGGTCGGAAACAATCCCGAGCACCTCGTCGTCGTTAATCAAACGAATCTCACCCCCGTCGATCGGGATCCGCGCACCGGCATAGCGGCCGAAGATGATCCAATCGCCTTCCTTGCACCACGCTCCCGTAGGGAACTTGCCCTCATCGGCGTAGGCAATTGGGCCCATCTTGAGAACGTAGCCACATACCGTCGAAACCTGCTGCTTTCGCTGGGTTTCTTCTGCCAGTGCAATACCGCCCTTGGTTTTCTCCGCACCGCGATACGGGAGAATGGCAATGCGCCAGCCCGTCGGCGTTGGGATACGACCTAAAACAGATTGATCCAGCTTCTCGGGCTTTAGCCCTTCTGCGGTGTAGGCATCATCCAAAGATGGAACTTTGGTGGCTTCTTCTTGCTTCCACTTCTCTTCCAAAGCGGTAAGCTTCTTTGCTTGCGTGGTCATAAGTCTCCTGTGGGGTTAAAACTAGTCTTCCGTACGCGCCTCTAGCAGCTCTTTCACGGTCGCTTCCACCAGCTTTAACCCCTCGAGCCGTCCCATCATGAAGCGATAACGCTCCATGTCGGCAATGGTGCCGTTCAGGACGATCTCTTCAGAGCTCTCACGGAGCTTTCTGATTTCTCGTAGTACTGCTTCTGCAAATTCAAGCATGGTGAGGTTCCATGAAAAGCAGGGAACTCCGCGCGTCCCCTGAAGCGCATCAAATCAATAAATCTTAACGGGCCGATTGCCATCCTTTTTCTTAACAATACGAACAGGGCCCATCGCGCCGCCCTTGCTCTTCTTCCGCGACTTACCTGCCTTGGAATAAGCAATCGCCGCCGCCTGCTTTACCGCAGCGGCCTTACTTCTTGGCTTGCTTGTGCCAATGCGCCCTTTTTCCTTGTATGTCCCGACAAGCTCGCCGATGTTTCGGCTAATTGTCTTTTGACTCGACCCCTTCTTAAGCGGCATTTCGTCCTCCGCGCTGCATTTGGAGTTGTAACTTGGCCTGATCGATCTGCGTTGACTGTTCCAGCTTCTGACGGTCGAGCTGCAACTTCTGTTGATTGAGCTGAATCTTCGCCTGCTCGGCTGCGGCCTTCTGCTCGATCTCTTTTTCCTTCAAGGCGACCAGTGGGTCCTCTCCACCGCCCGCGGTGCCTGCAATTTGATCCTGCAAGGTACGCACTTCCTGTAGATACTGCGCAACCTTGATAGCAACCATGCCTTCCTTCTGAATCATCGACACCATTCGATCGGGATCCGTTCCGTACATCTTGAAAAGATCAGCCTCGACGTCTTCTTCCGCTTTCAACCGCACATGCTCAAACACATGCTGCTGAAGTGTCATCGCGGCCATCGGATTAGACTGAAGAATCGGCGAAAGCCCCATCATCAAGTGCGCGGCAATGTGCGCATCGTGCTGCTGGCCCGCAAAAGCCTTGAGCTGCATGCCATTAAGCACCGACGAGTTCTCCGTCGCCGGATCTTTCGGCATCTGCGTATGCTGCGGCAACAAAATCCCGTCAATGTCGCGAACATTCAACGCCGCATACACGCGATAGTACGCTTCGTACATGTTGTGCATCTGCGGGGCGCTTTGAGCAAGCTGCAACTGCATCTGCGCAAGCTGAATACGCTGTGCGGTGCTGAAAATGTTGGGATCGGCGACCGGAAGCACCGATACCGTGTTGTTAAAGTCCGCGCGTTTGACCTTTCGACTCGCGCCGGGTACTTCGTACGGATATTCGTCCGGCAAGTACTCCCCAAACCCTTCAAACAACAGCCGAAACTCCATCGACTGCGCGTAATGCAAGCGTTTGTGGATCGCCGACATGACCATCGAGCCACGTTCCAGCAACGCAAGCGTCGTACCGACCTGCGCGTACTGATTTCCGTCGCCCACCTGCATATCAGCAGTGCTGGAGAGGCGTTTGCCCGCGTCAACGAGGAACCCGAGCAGCGCAAACAGGACTTGGCTCGGCTCTTTGTACGGAAGCGGCAGTAATGACGCAGAAAGTTCCGCGCCTCCCGCGTCAATATCGCGCCACTCGCCCGGTTGGATCGGATCCGAGTCGTCCGCAATGCGTGCGCCCTTGGCTTTAAAGCCCGCAGGCAGGTTTGCTAGCGTTCCCGCGTCGATAAGCTGCCGTAAAGCGCTGGTTGCAGCCTTGGAAAGGCTGCCAACGAGGTGAACAAAGCCCAAACCGTACGCGCCAGGCCCTTCGACGAGCACATAATGCACGTAATAGTTGCGACGACGCTTTAATTCGTCGTCTTCTTTCCAGTTTCGGCGGATTCCAATGACCGTAAGCGTGTCTTCGGCCAATGTGACGACGTACGGAAGCTTAATTCCCGTCGGATTGCCTTTTTCGTCGACGTCCTCGAAGCCGGGGATGTCCAAATCCACCAACATTTCGAGCAAAAACACCTCGCCAGCGCTGTCCGTCGGCTGTACACCCACCACTTTGTCGATCGCAGCCTGAATTTGGCTCGGATCCGCGGGCGTTGGCTCTAAATCAACCTGAATATCGAGGTATTCACCGGCTAAAACACGCTTGCGGTACTCGTTTGAGTCCATCGCAATGCGATGAGTCAGCCGCGGACACTGCGAAACGACGCTCGAACCGTTGTAAGGGATGTAAACATCGTCAGCCAAACACAGTCTTGAGACCATTCGGCCCTGTTGCGCGTCGTAATAGACCTTCTTGAACGTCGAACCACCGTATCCTGTGTAATACAGAAGCTGATCGAACTCCGGTGTGTACTCTTCCATCACCGTCGTGATCTGATAATTCATGAAATCCTGCACGCGAGCGGCTTGCTGGAACTTGTCCACCGTCTCTTTGCCGAGAATTTGCGTGCGAACAGGACCTCCCGCGGGCATCAGCTCACGAAACGCCTGCGCTTGGAACTGAATGATCGCCTCTTGCAGCATCGGATGGGTCGCACCCGCTGCTCCACGGAAGGGCTTGGTGCGCTCTTCCATGCGCAAACCCAGCAGATCGAGCCCCTTGGCATACATCTGCTCCCAATCCGATCGCGATCCCTTGTCCGCCTCGAACATGGCCGATACGTCCAAGGCAATCATGGCCAAGGCTTCCGGCTCAATGACCTCGGCTAGGTTGGCGTAGAAGTCAACTTCCTTAGCGTCGTCCTCGCCGATTTCAATCGTCGCACCGCCTTCCTCGTCCAGAACGATCTCAATGTCTGGGGACTCTTCAGCCGCACCTTCGGCAATGACAACAATGCCAGCTTCGGGGGCTTGGTTGACCGCTTTATCAATTGGCATGTTGTAATCCTAGTGGATTCGTATGGTTAAAACAACGCAGACTAGTCTTGATCACGGAAGAGGCGACGAACAAATTCCATAAGCTGGCGGTTGTCCATGCCCTGTGCAAAGTTTTCTGCGTTAGGGATGTCTTGAGGAGCCTGCGGCAATTGACCGATACCTTGTTGTTCAGGCGGAACTTGCTGGACAGGCTGTGCTGGCCTTGGTTGTCTAGGACGGGGAGGCTCTCCTCCAATTGGCTGAGGTTGGCCCAGACGCGCCCTGATGTTAAACCTTAACTCGTCCGCCTTTTGTTTTTTATAGGCCAACGCTAGTGGGGGAAGAAACGAGTCACTCTCGTTAATATTTTGAATCTCGAGTTTATTAAAAAGATCCACTAACTCCGCGCCATACGGTTCTGGCATTACATTTCCCGTTGCACGTCCGGCCCCACGAATTTGTGAAGCAACTTTAAGAGCGCCCGGAATATTAAAGACTTCAACAGTAGTAACGGGACGTCCTCGTTGGTCACGAAGGGAATATACCTCTACCTCCCCGTCTAGAAACTGTTGATGCTTCTGTGGGCCATACATTCCGCCTCTTGCATACCCGCCAACGGAATGGCCGAGATACGCACCCTCGATCGCGGTAGCCTCTGCGTCTGTAATTCTTCTCCAAGTAAATCCCGCGTGGGGGGTGTTTTCAGGATAGGAAATTACGGGCTCACTTACTCCTTCTAGGTATACCTTTGGATCAACCGGCTTGTTTTCTCTAATTCGTTGAACCACTGCCTGGCGTGCTCGTATTTGTTCTGTCTTTTTAACAGATCCTTTGATGGCGTCCTCGTACCGCAGTTTTTTAATTTCGCGAGGGGATAGCGTCTCTAAGTAGTCAACCAAACTCTCCTCATTAAGAATTTCTTTGAGAGCAGCGTCTTTTAAATCAATGTTGTAAATAGGTTGGCCTTTCTCAATGGCTGTTCGCAGTGACTTGGGCAGGGCGGAAGGGTCGACTAAGGCTAAGGCCGCCATGTCTTTGCTAGGGGTACTGTAGTCAGCGGATACTAGCACTTCTTTCGGGCTAGTGAGGGCCTTGGCTTGTTCAGGGTGCACATAGCCCACGTAGGAAACACTCGGGTTTACTTCAGTTGCACGAACCCCTTCATCAATTAACTTTTGCTGCATAAGCTCGTTGAGGTCTTGTTGGGCTACTCTTGCTTCATTAGTCACAGAATATCGACCTGTGGGCGTTCCTATTGTCTCTCTGCCTATAACTGTCCCCTTCATGCCCGTCATTCGATCGTAAATACGATTAATGTCTTCTAGCGCCTGAAGTGCGCCACGGCTTGGAAAGAAACGGGTTTCTCCCGTTTCGGGATTAACGCGGCTCTTGCCTTCTCTTGCGCTAGACACGAGATACTCCCGTATCCCACCAGGCTCGTTTAACTTTTGTGTAGAGATTTTTCCTGTTCTTATAGCCTCAAAGATAGGATCATTCTTTGTCCCAAATTGATTGACATAGTAGTTCCTAACTTTTGTGTTAAGGAAATCTGCGATTGCGGACGTCTTTTCGGCATCCATGCCCGTTTGAGCCCGAAGTCGGTTAACATATTCCAAAGCGTCATCAATCTGTCGGGCCACATAACCGCGCGGGTAGCGCGTCTTGTATTCAGGGGCCTCTCCGACTAACACCCCAGGAGGAGCCGCTGTGGTTCTTTTTTCAATAACAACGGGAGGCGCGTCCGGGAAATCTAAGACGATGCCGTCGCCTGTGGGACGAACTACTTCTGACATCACGGGCTTTGTCGACTTCATAAGCCGTGTCGGATCCATTGCCGACTCTACGCCAAAACGACGAACCGCTGCGGCCGTGGACTCCGGGGTAGCCGTCTCTACCGCCTCTTTTGCGGTTTGCGGGAGATTGCGCAACGCGGTTTCTGCCTGTCCTACCGCTGTGCGAGTTTTTTCTGGAAGCGACTGTAGGAACGCTATCTGCTCTTCTGGCGAGCGCTGGTACAAGAACGTATTAAACGCACTCAGCATGTCCAAATAGGAACGCCCGACGTTACTAACGTCCTTGGCCACCTCTTTGGGGTTTAACAGCTCAGTTAAAAATCTCGAACCCACAGAAGCCA